CAAGCCTTTCTGTTTCTGACGCTACAGACTCGGGTGAAGGACTTGCCGGAGAGCTTACAGAATCTGGAACTGGACCAGTGGGAGTTGCTGGGGCACCTGCTGGACGATCTAATGTACAAGAAGTTGAGGGTGCTGACCCACTAGGAGCGCCTGCGGCTGTAGCTGCGCCAATCTCAATCATACCCCCGATAGATCAGGTTAGTCCTAAAGCTCAAATCACCGAACAGCTTGCACCTACCGGACAGGCAGCACCTACTGCTACGCCGGTACCCGAAGCTGCACCTATTACACCAGCACCTATACAAGCCGTAGAAGAAGCTGCCCCTGCTGCACCTATTGCGCCTACGCCTATTACGCCAGCACCCGTACAAACCGTGGGAGAAGCTGCACCTATACCAGATTTAAACACCCAGATAGACGAGTACACATCGTACAAAGGAAAGCCTGCACCTGCGCCGCTCGTCGAGAGCATAGCACGCCAATATGTTGATGCTATGAAGGCTACTGGTATTGAAGGTATTATAACCCCCGACCGTATACCTGCGCTTTCGGAGTTCATAGGCAACGAACCTGATACCGTTAACGCATTTATCGAACAAGCCAGACAAGCTGCACCTGCACCAGAACAAAAAGTTTCTGATATTGCTGGAACGCTGGAACAGAATATTGCTGCTCCTACGCCAGCACCAGCTGTAGAAGATGTACCCGGGTTACAGTTACCACCTGAAGTGCAAGAGGCTCAGGCTGAGGTTGACCAGTTTAACCCCGGCTTTGAAATCCGTTTTAACGAGGACCTCAACCCGCGTCGCCGGTACTCTTATGGGCTTCCGGGCAGTAAAAACCTATTCTACTCACCCAGCCTTGGGCCTATCAAGCGCCGTATCATCGAGCTTGAGAAGCCTATCCAGCCAAAGCAGACTGTCGATGGCGTCCCAGTTAGGAAGGTTCGTCCGGGTGACGCTGCTGGTACTAAACCAAAACCCAAACGGGAAGCACCGCTTCAGATCGAGCGGCCAAGCATTGCCGGTAAGCTGTCACCTGCCCAAGAAGAGCAGCAGAGCTTGCTCCTAGCTGAAATTGATGCAGCCCGTAACTCACTGCTGATTAACAACGCTGAGCGCACCGAACTAGTGGAGATGCTTCGTACCCCGACAGGCAGAGACCTTGCGCGGAGCCGTGAGTGGACGCTTGCCACAGCAATTCAGAACGACATTAATAAACTCAAAGACGAAGGCAGCGCACTACGGGGTGAGGAAAAGATACTTGCCAAGAAGCTAGGCCGTGATGTCCGTTTGGAACCAGAAGTAAATGAAGAAGGTAACGTCACCGAAGAACTAACTGCGGAAGAAGCTGCACTAGCAGAAAGGGTGGCGAACCTAAAGGAGCGCACCAAGGCTCAGAATGACGCGCTGTCAAAAGCTAAGTCTGGTATCTATAAGCGCACCCGTGAAAAACTTGCAGAGCGTAAGGACACGCGCCAGAAGCGCATTGCCCAGCTTAAGCGCAACCGTGAGAAGGGTCTCATTAGCGAAGTTGTGTTTAGGCGTGAGATGGGTGAAGTGCGTCCCGAGCGTCCCATGTTCCGTCAGGCCAAGGGCAAAGCTACTGGTATTACGCTGGAAGAGCTTAACAACGCAGTCAAGGCTATCACGAGCCGCTGGGGTGCGCGTCTCGAACCTAAGATGGTGCAGTCTGTTGCCGACCTCCCTGACTCTATCCGTAAGGAAATGGAAAAGCTTGGCCACACCGACGCGTTCGGTTTCTATAAGGATGGCAAAGCTTACCTGATCGCTGACAATATGAACGGCGTTGAGGACGTAGCACCCACGCTCTACCATGAGGCTCTTGGGCACCTTGGTCTGCGTGCGCGGTTCCGTGAAGGTCTGGATGCTATTCTGGATGACATCTACCGTACCAATAAGGGCGTAGCTGCACTGGCCGATAAGTTCCTAAGTGCGAACAAAAACCTGTACTCAAAGGATGAGAACCCCACCGCTCGTGCAGTAGAGGAAGTCCTTGCGTCTGCGTCGGAAGCAGGACCACTGCGTGCAAGCCGATTAGATAAGCTGATGAAGTACATCAAGGACTTCGCTCGTAAGTACCTTGGTTTTGACTTTAAGTTCAGTGACCGCGAAGTGCGCACCATCCTAGCTATGGCTCACGAACAGGCTATTTCTGGCGAGGGTACTGTCATGGGTAGCTCGTCGATGATGTTCAGTTCACCTGAGCAGAAGAAAGCAAAAGACGAAACGGCTACCGTTCAGATCGACATCGACACCAACATCGAGAAGTTTGCTACTACTACAGCAGATCAGATGGATATGGAGAGCTTTTCGAAAGGCTGGCTTGGTAGTATTGGCGACATCGTAAAAGGCAAGACGTTCAAAAACTGGTTGGGTGGGCTTATGAGCACGACCGCTTCAGGTGGCTGGATAGCCCGTGGGGGTCTTAACTTTATGCCCACGGACGGCACATTGGACTATGCGGATACCAAGATTGCTAAGGTCACAGCGAATGCACTCCGGGAAGCTGTCGATGCTGCGGATAGGATGAACGGTACTCGCTCAACTACGCGCCGTGTGCTTAACCGAATAGTGTCCGACCTTAAGAATTACCTGCTTAGCAACGCCGACCCTATAATAGTTAACGGCAAAAAGTTGAAAGCCCTTCCAGTTGCTATGGACTACGGCAACGGTAACAATATTGATATGGTCAAACTCATGGACACAACGTCCATTGAGGATGCGGTTAAGACGGATCAAATCTGGCGCAAGTATACAAAACTACTCAAGAACCCTGACCTTACTCCCGCTAAGAAAAAATACTTTGAAGGGAAGCTTGCCCAGCGTGAGGGCCAAATAGCTGGGGCTATGAAGATTTTAAGTGCGCTCTCCAAGGAGGGTCGCTCTGTCTACACGCGTATCCGTAACATGAACCGCGACATGCACGACATGCGTCAGTACTACATGAGCAAGCGGATTGAGAACCTGCGTGATGCTGGGCTTTCCGAAGAATCCATCTCCAAGATGGCTATTGCAATCCGGGCTGAACAGGAGCGCCTGAACGACAAGGTTAATGCACCTAGCAAAGAAGACGCACACAACGACTACCCCGATATACCTCTGGGTCTGTTCCACCGTGAGTATTTTCCAAAGCGCCGGTATGGCGACTACTGGTTACGTATTAAGAAGACCAAGTTTGGTGAACCTATCCTGCGTTTCTATGAATCCGCAGCGGAACGTGATGCCGACTGGGCGTCTGCTGCGGCAGAACTTGGCGTAAAGAAAGACAGTAAAGGCTATCTCGACGCAGGTAACAACGCCAAACAGGAACTAGGCGACGACTTCGACACCGAGAACGCGTTCCTCAAAGTCCTGAATAAAATTTCAGAGATCAACGTCGATACGTTTACGGAGGCCAAGAAAACCCAACTTCGTAATGATGTGTATCAGTTACACCTGCTCAGCACACCAGAAGGGTCGGGGCGTAAGCAGTTTATTAAATCCAAGAACCGCCTTGGGTGGAGTTCAGACATACTACGTACAGTTGGCACGACGGCTGAAGAGTATGCGTCGGATATTGCCCGACTACAATTTGTGCCTGACATTGACCGTGCTATTACTGCCGCGAGTAAATCTATCGAAGACATTCCTGACGAACAAAAAGCGCTGGCACGCGACTTTATTACGAATATCAAAAACCGCATCGAAGGAGAAATGGAGCCACAACCTAAAGGTTTCGCAAACAAGATCGTCCCTTGGGCAAACCAGCTTGCGTTCGTGTCGTTCCTAACTGCCCCTGCTACTGCACTCGTTCAGGTTACTGCTCTGCCTATGCGCGTAGCTCCTAACCTTTGGGGTAAATACGGGATGGCAAACACAGCCCGCGTCATGGGTCGGTATATGAACGTGTTCAAGAACATGCCTAAGCTTGAAAGTAATGCTAAGGCTCAACGTAAGACCTTCCGTGTTGCGACCCTTATGGAGTCGAACATCATCAAGAACAGTGGGCGGCACCGTGATGCACTGACCCGTGCGACGGACGAGTATGGTTTAATTATGCCGTTGTCTGAGTTCACCATGGGGCAAGAGCGCACACCGCAGACAGCCGCGCAAAGTGGCATTTCAGGGTTTCTACAAAAGTCCTACGACGCTATGACGTACCTGTTTGACACATCGGAGCAGTTGACCCGTGAAATAGCGTTCATGTCTACGTATGACCTTGAGTATGACAAGCTGGCTGATGCAGGTTTATCTCCTGAGGAACGGCAGAACAAAGCTATCATCGCTGCCAAGGACACCGTGAACTACACGTTGGGTAACTACTCCAGCCTTAACCGACCACCCATTATGAAGGGTAGCGAGCTTGCCCGGGCTTTGTTTTTGTTCAAGCAGTACTCTGTTATCACCACGCGCTTCTTTGTGCAGGCAACGCGGGCTATCTTCGGTAAGAACACACCTCGTGACGAGCGAGTTGCTGCTATGAAAGAAATGACAGGCGTTCTGGGAATGGGCTTCTTGATGGGTGGTGTAGTCGGTCTACCTCTGTACACATTGGGTATGATGACTCTCCAAGCGCTTCAAGACGCAACCGACGATGACGAAGACCGTAGGGAGCGGATGAAGAAGAACCCGCTAACTGCTGACAGCGTCGAGATGCAGTTCCGCTACGAGTGGCTACCTGAGCACTTTGGTGCACCCACGGTTACGGCTGAAGGCGGTAAGCAGATCAACCTAAGTGATATCATCCTTAACGGTGCCGTGTCGGAAGCAACGGGTTGGAACTTTGGCTCTCGTGTATCGCTAGACCTTGCAAGTATGTGGTTCCGTGCGCCTAGAGATGCAGACACGTGGTCACAGACAGTCAACAACGCGCTGGTAGAGAACATTCCCGGTGCATCTGCGTCGCTCAACATCGTGTCCATGGGTGAAGAAATGGCCAAGGGTAACGTGCTTAAAGGGCTTGAAGTTGGCCTTCCAGCTATGGTCCGTGCGCCGATCAAGGCTTACAGGCTTTCTACGGAGGGTGTGCGCACCCAGAACGAGAAGATAAAGCTAGCAGCGGAAGATATAAGCAACGCCGAGATTATCGGTGCCGCGCTAGGGTTTAACCCGACGCAGGTTGCAAAGGTACAGCAGCAGAACCGTGATGTCTTGAACAGCCGTAGTAAGCTAAACGATCAGAAGAGTGAGTTGCTCGATGCTTATAAGCAAGCGGTGCGGCGCATACAGAATGGTGACGAAGATGGGCAGCAGAAGGCACGTGAAGCGTTCGAGGATATTATGGAGTACAACAAGAAGGTTGGGAATCCGTACTACGGTATCTCCTACGCTAATATGTACAGGTCATTGACTGGCTCTGTAGCAGAAGCAAAGTACGACATACAGGGTATGGGTCTTAACGAGCTTGAATCCGAATACGCTAAGAAGTTGGGTATCGGACAATAAAAACCCCCCACCGGGATAGGTCCGGTGAGGGGCAGAGAGGTATCAACCTTGCAAGGAGCAAAACTTGCAAGGGCTATTATACTTACAAACGCCAGACACGTAAACCCCTAATTCCGTCTTGGATCGTAACTTTTATCAACACCTTGAGTCTGAGGCGCTTAGTGACCACAAGCAGTTGTGCTTTTGCTGCTCTGGGGTCTAGGCATGGGATGAAAATGTCCGTGCCTTTCTTGAAGGCTTTCCAGTTCACATCATAGGTTACGCCCTCAACCTGCATCCTCAGTCTCCGGTACGAAGACACCCATATCAAGGAACTCACCCACGCTGGTATCGAACTCGATGCAGTATACGGACGGGGTCGTTATCGCCATACCCTTGGATAGACGCTTGTTGCCCGTGGCAATATAAGCCCCACACTTCTTAAAGTCCTTGATGACTTCTTTGTAGTTGATTTGCGACTTGATGCAGTCCTCACGGAAGTGCTTGTGATCCACAAACAGGCGCTTAGTATCTGGCTCAAACCGAACATAGAGAGCACCTTTAGGTTCATGATCGGCGCCTAACTCCAAGTTTGAACGGCTATCTACCCCATCGTTAACGATAAGGATGTTATGGATATTCCTATTGAGATAGTCACCCAGTATCGCCATCGTAGAGATATTAGGTGCGTCTACATCCTCCCGTGTATCAACGACCATGCTCGTTGCCCACGCATATATGCGCTGCATATCCCAGTTGATAATCTTGAGGCGGCGAGCAATCATACCCCCAGTTAGGTTAGCTGCAAGCTTGGCAGACCAGAAGCGCTCCCGCTGTGTCAACTTCAATTCACGGTCAACCTTTTCCTGCACGACCTTGAGTGTACGCTTAACGTCTTCAAGATTGTTTATTACCCACTGTATATAGATAGGTCCGGCATGGCCGTAGTTTTCAAGTAGTTGGAAGTCGAACATCTGCTTTGCGTAGTCAACCGGGATCGCATCGCTGGTCTCTATCTTATACTCTAGTAGGCGCATCATCTCGCCGTCGGGATGATTTTTATGCAAACCTAGCTTTTCGTAGACAGAAGCGTTGGACGAGCAAAGACTAATCGTCTGCCATGTCGTGGTGTTCTTACGAAGCTCGTTGGACGACGCCTTCATACGGTGTTTACCGCGCCCTTGGCTCATATTGTAAGACATCTCTGACAGCCCTGCACCTGTCATGTTGGTGATCTCATCCACGCAGAACGGCAGGTTATTAAAGACACCAAGCTGCTGTGTCTTAGCGTTGGCAGTATCCCCCTTAATTGCACATAGGCCACTGGGGTGGCCGTATATACTGTTTGTTGCGTGTAAAAGGGTGGTCTTACCTGTACCCGATGTAGGGTGGATGACGTTTATGATCGCACCCGACTGCCCTGTGAACTTAAAGAGCGGTGCCCCGAACGCAGTCAGAACAGCAAACGCATGTGGCTCTAACCCCGGACGCCCATATAGGTTAATGACTTCCTGCCATTTCTCATAGGAACCTGCTACGTGTAGGTGCGTAGCCCAGTCACGTGTTGTTGATGACGGCGGACTATGGAATATACCGTCGAAGCAAACCTCGCGGTCCCCTATGATAAACTTGGTATCGTTATCAGCCCAGCCAAACTGCATACGCATAAGCTCTGCCTTTCTTTTATATTGTATCGCCTTAAGTGACATGGTCACGAACAAGATGATTTGTTTAAACTGCTTCTCGGTGGCGGCTACGCCCTTCATAGCCAGCATCTTGCGAAGCTCACCTGCATCTCCCACAGCTTGCTTCTGTGTAATGATAAACTCTCGCACACCCTCTCTGGGTAGGTGCAATCGCATGACTAATACGTCACCCTCTTCGGGGTCAGTCATAGTCTTCACCAGATATAAGTCGTGCTCGTAGACAAGGACAGGTGTCTCCTCGTCCTTTTCTGGCTTCAAGTATATGCCGCCCTTCTTACCCCGTACAAACGGAAACGGGTACTCAGGTATACGGTAGTCGATTGGCACATCGTCTTCACCGGCCTCAGGAACAACGTAGTTTCCGTCTTCCGTCTCAGATTCTGCTACTTCTCTACCCAACACGATAGGGTTCTTAATCTTACCTAAGTAGGGACAGCCGTAACAACCTCCCGGATTGTTGCGCTCAAAGGTCGCACAGTTATGTGGCCCCATGATATGCTTGGTCTTATCCAACGCCCTAGCTGGGTCGTAGTCTGGGTGCCCGTGCGACATCTTCTGGATCGCAGTGTCCCTATCTACGCAAAACTTAGCAATCGACAACGCGTCGAACCACCGGACTTCTTGCAGCGAAGCTCGTTCCTCATAGGCAGATACTAACTGCTGACAGCCGTCACCCTTAAGGCTGCGCCGTATGATCTTGGAGAAACGGGATACGTTGTTATCCTGTAGCTTCTCTGCGATGTTGCTCTTGCGCCGTTCGGGCACAGCTATTTCACGTAGGGCTTCAACCCCAAGTGCGGTACGGAACTCTTCGAACTCTATCGGATCAGCGTCAGAAAGCACCTCCACCTGCTTGGGCGGGTTATCTTTAAAATTGAATGTGCCCGGTATACGTAGGATACGCGCTACCTCGAACACGGCGGGGTCTACATAAAAGTTATGCACGACGCATAGTGCAGAAAGTCTGCTTGCTACTGGTTCCCACTCTTGGCGGGATATGTCTTGGGTCAATGGCCAGTATGCGTGTATACCGCGCCCTGAGTTAACGATGAGGGGTATCGGCAAACCAACCGTTTTGCAGAACTTCCGGAGTGCGGCTATCCCTGCGTCTTGGTCAATGTAACCGTCTGGCCTTCCCGTCTTTTCACTGACAACGGCTTTTGCAATGCCGCAATCAATGTCTACCCAGAATGATCGGAGAGCTTTTACGTTCTCCTTCTGCCTGTTTTGCCCCGTCTCATATTTGGCGACGCCGAAGAATACGTTGCGACCTTCCGCAACGTACTGCTCTGTATAGGTGTCTACCTCTTCCCTAGTAGCTACAAGTTTCTGTCTTACGTCACGCTCACCCTTGATACCGAGTACGGCAAACCAACCATCAGCAGGCTGCACAATACTCAAAAGGTCTACGTGATTCATTGTATAGTCCACTATCACAGGCAATGCCTGTCGGTTGATCTCTCTTGCTGAAAATCAAGATTAAACAGTTGCTCCGAGGTCATCCATCCACTTTAGCATCGCGTCAAGATGATGCGCTTGTGGATTTGTTTCCCCGCAGAACCACTGATAAATCGTCTGACGGGTAACACTTAGGGTAAGAGCAGCCTCTTGGACCGAGATATCCCGGTCCAAACAAGCCCGCCCAAGTTTTACACCTAGTAAGTTACCGTCAGCGTTCCTGATCGCGTCAGCTACTTTGATTGTGTAGCCTTGCGACATGGGTCAGTCTTCCGCCCATTCACCGAGCAGGTCCGAGAGGTTCTTATCCTCCACGGGAGCATCGACAACAGGAGGCTTCTTAACAGCACGCTTGACCGGTTCTGCTTCTTCCTCTTCTGGCGCGTCAAACATCGTCGCCTTGGGTGCTGCGATAGCCTTTACTGGCTGTGCCTTGGTACCATCAACTTCGGAAGTGGTAAGCTGAATATAACGCTGAGCTTCGCCGCTGGTAAAGGCAACATCAATTAGGTCGGACTCGTCTTGTGTTAGATGCCGCACTGCTTTGAACTTAAGGGTCAGCGTGTCAGCGTCGAGGTCATACATAACCTTAGTCACCACCGTGTCCGGTGCTTCACCGTTAGCCTTGAGATAATTGCAGTAGCTCTCGAACGGATGCTCGTTGCCGACGCCCTTACCGAATAGTGACTTAGCAGCAAAGCTCATCTGGTAGATGTCACCAGTTGGGTCACCCTCAACGAGTACCGCGATGCGGCGCTTGAAGCGACAAGCCTTACCACGGCCTTTGGAACCAGAACCATCAATGTTCATATTGCATGAAGCGCAACCAGAACCCTGCCTGTTTGGTGCTTTGGCATCTGGAGTGCGGCCATCAGGGGACCAACAATCGGGTAGTGAGGCTCTACCATCTGGGTCATAATCAGATGCGTAGTACTCGCGTGATACTTCCTTAAGCATATCGACGACGATGATGTTAATCTCATGCGGTACAGCTTTGCCGATCTGTTCGCCACCCACGATACGCTTAAAGGTACCGTTGGTATTGGTCTGGATACGGCGCAAGCTGCTGCCAGAACTGATCTTGTCTGCCAGCCGCGACTCACGCTTGACGGTTGCAAATCCACTTTGCTCTTCAAATATTGTAATGTTGCTCATGGTGTCTCTCACTTGTTAGACGGTTTACGTACAGTGATAGCGTACTTGTTATCAATCTGTAATCCAGCAGGATGCTGTTCGGGGTTTTCGTCAAGAAACTGCCTCATGTTCCCGTTATGGATACGTTGCTCTAAGAGAAACGGGGCATCATTAGTCTTGATGAAATTGTACATAGTGGCCCAGTCCGTGGTCCAATAGCGGGACTTAATCCGCCGTGTCACGGTGCCTTCCGCAGTACGAAGGCTGTCTAGGTTTTGGTCGTTGCATATTTTAAGCAGCTTGTCGGATACCATGTCCAGCTTATCCCTAAGGACTTCGACCTCTTTAGCGTGTGCTGCTTCAAGGTCTTCGATAGCTGAACGTATTCGACGGTAAACTGCTACCAGCTTATCAGCTGGAATTACTTCTTCTTCCATGGTTTGCTCCTTATGGTCGGTCCTCTGTTCTGAACCTGTTACTATACAGTGTCAAGGCTTAATTACCATATCCCTGTATAAATCTATGATACGTTCGTGGTTGTTTATGTTGCCGCGCAGCATTGAGTACAACCTATCCTCAACCTCACTGCCTCGTATGTGCACAATAGTCATAGCGTTCTTCTGGCCGGGACGATCAATACGGGCGTTGGCTTGTAGGTAGGTCTCGACTGATGTCACTGGTGCGTACCAGATGATTGTGTCTGCTGCTGTAAGCGTAAGCCCATGCGATGCAGCCTGTGGCTGGATGAGCAGCACATGGGGGTTCTTCTTGGTCTGGAACTCGGTGACGATATCCGTGCGCCTGTTGATCGGAACCTTACCGTTGATGATCTCGCAGGATATACCTTCCTTTTCAAGCTTGGCCCTTAGTAGCTCGATAGTGTGCGTGAACGGCACGAAGACCAGCACCTTGCTAGTGGCTTCGGCAATAACTTCCAGCACAACATTTAAGCGGGTAGACACATCGAACTCTATGACCTCGCCAGTGTCCGAATACACCGCACCTCCGCTTATCTGGAGTAGCTTGTTGATCTTGACCGCTGCGTTAACCGCGCTAACTTCTTCACCCGCTGCCTCAAGAAGCATCTCAGTCTTAAGCTGCTTGTAGTACTTGGCTTGCTGCACGGTAAGGGGTGCGTCACGATCTAGGTAAGTCACAGGTGGTAGGTCGAGGCAGTCTTTCTTCTCGAACCGAATGGCTGGCTGTAGCATCTTATGCACATAAGCATCAGAACCGGGTTTAGACGTCCACTTGAACTTCGTCACCGGATACATAGTCTCGGCACGGAAGTGGCTGTAGTAGTTGGGGCAGTTGCTGGGATTAACTAGTTTAGCTAATCCATACGCGTCCAATGGGCTTTGTGCTGCTGGCGTACCAGTAAGCATCCACAGCCGGGGCTTAGTTTCTTTAACGATCTCGTTCAGTACCTTCCAGCGGTTGGTTTGCACATTCTTGTATGCGTTTGCTTCGTCCACTACGATCAGGTCGAACTCACCGTTTATGATATCATCCTTGATGATAGCCAGCCCATCAAAGTTAACGATGACGAACTCTGCACCAGAGGCTACAACCTTCTTACGGGTCTTAGCGTCACCGTGTGCCACGCCACATGAAAGGTGCATAGCAAACTTAAACAAGTCCTGCTGCCATGCTGACTTCATGATCGACAACGGGCAAAGAACTAGGACGCGCTTGATCTCATTGCGCTTTATCAGGTAGTCTGCTGCCCATATGACGCTGGCTGTCTTACCTGTACCCTGCTCGTTGAAGCAGAAGGCGCGGTCGTAAAGCGTCAAGAAAGACGATGTTGTTTTCTGGTGCTCAAACGGAGTGAGCTTACCAGTCCATGTGTAATCCCGTAGGATCGGTGAGGGTATGTCCTTGTGCTCAAGCACAGCAAGGGTTTGGGCTTCCTCTAGCCCCCATCTAACTAGCACTTTGTATTTGCTCCCGTTGGTTGAAACTACCGCGCTCTTTTTTATGCTGTCGGTAATCAGGTTGGGTTCCGTTGTCTCTATGAGCAACGCTTTGTTTTCAATTATCTCCACGCTTCTTGCGCTCCCGCTTGCTAACCTCGGATACAAGGTTGCGTTTGCTGTCCCTAGCGAAAGAACGGTTAGATGATGCACTCTCTACGCGCACACCTGTTTTGTTTGATCCGCCTTTGTCGAAGGCTACCTTATGGGCAACGTCCTTGCCATCACCCTTCTTAACCTTACCGGCCTTCATCATCTTGGCACGAGCGGCGTTACGCGCTGCGCGGTTCTTTTTCTGCTCCGGCTGCGCTCCGTAGGCTGCGGAAGCCCCTGTATACTTGCGATCCTTGGGGTCTTTGTAAGGCATTACCGTCTCCTCTTAGGTCTCCAATGTGCGCATTCTACCACAGGACACCAGCCGCATAAAGGGCCAGACTTCGGGTTAAACACGCCGTTCTCAAGCGCATCGTTAAGGTTCTCAAGCTGCGTATCAAACACGGAAAGATACTGATTGAGCTTTTCCCTTACGTGTACTTTCTTAGGGAACTCATTTGATACGACGTATAGCAGACCGGATTTAATCTCTTGCACCTGCGGATAGTGTACGAAGATAGCACCAGCCATTAGGTCAAGCTGCTTCATGTCGGCATACTTAGCGTTCTTGCCTGTCTTGTAGTCGAGCAGATGTGCACGTTCACCATCTATAATCAGCAAGTCAATGATGCCGCGATACCATACATCCTTAGCAAAGAAGGTGGTAGGCTCGTAGCCAGTAGCCGTCTTCCTGACACCTACCTTCATCTCGGTACGCTTCTCACCGGAGAAATCGGCAAGCCGTTCCACAATAGGTCGCATATAAGCAAACTTATCGGGGACAGGCTTGCCGTCTCGGATGAACTCTTCGGCAGCTAAATGTACAGCGGTCCCGTAATCGGCAGCTTCTCCCGGCTCATCCTTGATGTCCTTCACAACCTTGAGGTGAAAGTACTTCTTCGGGCATTGCTCGAAAGTCTTGATGCTGCTGTAGGACCATGCTGTCATGTTATCTGGCTTTTCCTTGGAGACGATCAGCCACTAACGTAGCATACCCCGCTATATCAATCCAGCTATCTGTGTGATTTGGATTGCCATTTAGTATACGCCCTATCTTGGTAAAGATCATATCCAATGCTTCGGCTTGGTCGGCATCAAAGGTCTTGTTGTGATGCCCAGCAAAGTTGTGAGCCACCGCTTTAAGGCGCTGTGTAATCCGTGCGTTGTCAAGAAAAGTACCGTAGTTAGTACCACGATCATCAAGGATTCTTTCAACCCTATCCTCGGTAGTAGCCCGCACTACTGTAGCAGGACCGCCGGGAACTTTACGCTCCGCTGTGCCTACAATCCGTTCCTTTCCCTTCCCTTGCGACATCCTGTTGATGAAGTCAGGGTACACGGTATTATCCACGCTAAGGATGGTTTCCTTAGCAGCCTTCGCTGCATCCGCTAACTGCTTCTTAGCTAAGTAGATGTAGCTTTCACTGACTGCCATATGGTTCCTAATCTGTTTTACAGATAGCCCCTTCTTAAGCATATCCAAGACCGCTTCAGCCTTAGTTTTGTATTCCTGTGGGTTAATCCTAGGTGTTGCCTTACTCATTTCATTCGCTCCTTACTTGAGATTGCCGCCCGATTTCAAAATGTCCCCGTTGTAGACGTAGGTCCCAACATGGTCCAATTTCACGAAGGGGTGGGCGTATATCTTACCCCCGTGCTTGCGAAACAGTTCGCAAAAGTGGTAGTCCTCTGACAGCAATGCACCGCTCTTGTCGATAGACGTAGCGAAAAACTCATGTGTTAGTGGCTTGTCGTACTCACCATCTGGTTTGATGAATGAGGATGTCCGGTAGGTCGGTACGTGCGGCGCAAGATGATCGAACACCCCCCGCCTGATAAGCATGAAGCCTGTGCCGCCATGCCGCACTTCGATTGTACCGCGCTCGTCGGTCTCAACGTGCGCTTCACCTACCATGTTAAACACAAAGGCCCCGCCGTGGTCTTGCAAATCTTCCTTGCCAGCGAGTGCTGCGCGTTTGATGCTATCCCAGTTCACTTCTTTCTTGGGGTAGATACCGCATACGATATCATCGT